AATATCGTTTGATAGATTATAAAATGTTTCAAAATCAATTTCAGGTAAAGATAAATTTCCTAGGTATTTATTAATAGAATTATTTATACCTTCTCCATCAAAGTCTACACTAGCATTTAATATAGATTTTATTCCCTTAAGAAATAATAATAATTGTTCTAATTGAGTTTTAGCGTTTTTATCCTGAATAATATAATCTTTAATATTTTTACTTGCTATAAATTTGTTATGTTCATTTGCAATAATGTTTAATAATTGACTAGGTTGCCCACCTAAACTAATTGCAAATACATTCAATAATTCATATATAGGAGACGCCTTAACTTGGGATCTAATGTTATAATATTCATTTAAATATTCATCTAAACGATAAGTTCCAATTCTTGGAAATACATAATTAAAGAAATCTTCAATTTGATTTTCATCTAAATCAGTTTGTTCTAATTGATTCCTTATTTCAGCAAATTTAGATAACACTTGTTCAGGATCCTCATCTAAAGATGCTTGTAATTCATCTAACAAATTATTGAAGTTTTCATATCCAGTTATACTATAGTCAAATGAAACTGGATTTCCCATTAACTCTAAGTCGGGATTATTTTTATATAAATTTTGAAGTCAGGTAATATAACGTTGTTTATAAGACAAACTATTTTCGTCTTGCTGTTTTTTAACAGAGCGTAATAAAGTTAATACGTCTAAATCTCCAAAATCCGCTGATAAATTATTATTTTTTAGATAACTATAAAAATTTAATATTGACTGAGCATAACTATCTATATCAGTTGTTGTAGATGATATTGGACGATGTAATATATCTTGTCCTTCAGTAGATATCGGATTAGCAATAAGTAATGCTGTATTTTCAGTATATTGTTTTTGAATATTCTGGAGTATTTCTTTTTCCGAAATTAGTCTATTTATTTCCTCAGAATTTTTTTCCTCATTACTTTTAAGTTCCTCTATTTTAGCATTAATAGCATCTAAGTTATTTGCAATTCTACCTAATGTAGAATAACGTAAACCGTATATATTATCTGCAACTTTTGTTTCGTCATTTATTTTTAGTAGAGAGTCTTTTAACTGTTGACTTAAATTTAAAAATAAATCGTATGCTTTATAAACTTTAGCTTTTTCATCTAATTGCGTATATGCACTAAAGTTTTCTTTAGCCGTTTTTTGTAAATCTTCATTTAGTAAATCTAAGTCTTTTCCATACATGGTTTTTACATAATCGTGCAGACCCATATTTACAAATGCCTGATTTATAGCACTATTAGTTGCAAAAATAGCTTGTCCAAAATAATATCCAGTACGTTCTCCATTTAATATAGCGTCTCTACGTGCACGTAAATTATTGATTTCTTGATTTAATTTTTGTATTTCTAAATTTTGTGCATTTTGTTCTGCAATTGCTTTTTGCGTTTCATTAGTAATAGGAGTGTTTGGAGTAGGTTGATTTAATTTAGATAATTCTGCAGATTTACGAACAATTTGTTCTGTAATGTTATTAAAATCACTAAATATTTGTGTAGTAACTCCTGATGCTAGTACGGCTTCGGCTACTTTATCATAAGGTCTCCCTTCTTGATCATATACTTGAAGTTTTTTTAATGTTTCATCAGATACTTTTAAACCTTCTGATGACATTAACTTATCTACTCTATCAATGTAATCAAGTAATTGATCATATACAACATCGTTTTGACTTTCTCCCTCCTCTGCATTATGAAACTTAATTTGAGTTTCATCTCCAGTGTTTACTAACTCATATGTTTTTCCTGATAAGTTTACATCGCCTAATTTGCCCTTTTTATGTAAACGAGCTAATTCATTTCTTATATCATCAGTACGTCCTTGACGTATTAAATAAACAATTTCTTGAGCAGTTTGATTATCAGATGTAGTAGCTAAATTACTACTAATTCCGTGTAATCTATTTTGTCATTTTCCATGTAGTTGAAATACGGGTCCTCCAATTGCACCTCCAAAGAAAGACATAGCATAACGTTGAGCAGCATCGCTAGCTGATCAACCAAAATCTAAACGTCTTTCACTTTCAGTCATATCAATGCCTAAAGCATCTCCTGCAGCAAACAAAGCTTTGGTTAAATCAGAAGTTACTTCTTCCATTACCTCTTCTGTTGCTTCATTTAATGCAGAATCAACTAATTCATTACTACTATACTTTGCAAATTGATTTTGAAAAAATTGCTTTCCTCTAACGATAAAATTGGCAGCTTGTTTAGGAGTTGTAACAGATCATTTTGTTAAGTTTTCTTTTACCTCTTGCGCTAAATCTTTAACTGCTTTTTTAGCTGGATTTTGGTCTAAATACGTTCCTTTGAATAAGAAATTTCTAAAGTAATCCATATTCATTAATCCATACATTCCTCCCATAACACTTAACATACCTAAACCTGCAACAGCATCAGTTGCTCCAGCATTTTTAAATTCTGAATAAGCTTGTTGAGAAGATGTACCTGCCATATAAGCAAGTGCTAGATTTCTACCTAATTTTTGTACTCGAACTGATTCTGGAGCTCCAGTTAAAATTCTTGGTATTTGTCCAATAACTCTTTGTTGGAAAAGTTGTAAAGATGTATCTTCAATCATCTTTCCAAGATTTTCTCAACTAAACATATTTTGTTGAGAATAATCAGAAACGTTAGAATCAAACCTAGCTGCATAATCTTCTATTTGATTTAATTTTTTAATAAAATCTGAATCATTATCTCCTCCAATAATTCCGTTAATACTTTTCATTAAAGTAGGAATTAATTGTGCTAATTCCGTTCCTGCAGATAAAGCTCCATACACTGATCCAACATATGGTATTAACATAGGACCTACCTTAAATACTAGTTTTGATATAGTTCCTCCTAAACTTTTATCTAAACCATCAGAATCAAAAAAATCATATTTGTTTCACGCAGATCCGTCTACTGTTAAAGTATCTTCAATACCTAAAACTTGCTTACCATATATTTCTCGATTACCTAATGTTTCATAATAAGTATCTCCATCTTCATTAAATTTGAGATCTCCTTTCTTATGCTGTAACGTTCGTCCATCAACTACATGTGTTCCATCTTCATCTCATGTAGCTAATACTAATGTAGGTCTATTTAAAGCTTTTCAAATTCCACCTTTTTCATTTGGAGTTCAATCTTCAAACTTCTGAGTTTCTCAATTAAATACTTTATTCTGTTGAGCTATTTCTCTAAAACTCATTGTTTGATTACCTCTACCAAATACATATTCTAATCCAGCAGAACGTCTTTCAGGATTTGCAACCTTTTGTATTGAAGGCAAATTATCTTTTACTTTACTTCCTGCAGGAGCAAAATAATCGAATGGATCATATTCATAAGTTTCTAAGAGTTTATTTTTAAACTTATTATTTGCATAATCATTATAGACAGTTAAGGCACTCTGATAGAAACGATTAAATTTATTTTCATCAAATTGTCCATTCTCATTTTTAAAAGCATCAATTACTTCAGGAATATTTTTATAATATTCTCTAGTATTTATACTTGTATTATCTGGAGTAATATCATTATTAGCAAAATCCTGTAGAGTCATATTAGGTTGGAATAGCAGTGTTGCAAACCAATCGTTCTTCTTATTCTCCATATTATTGCTTAAATTAAAAATTTGTTTTTATTGCATTTTGATTACGTTTAGCAATTGCTTGATTTAATATATCTCTATAGTTAGATGTTGGAACTAATTCATTATTTGATTGATATGTCGCTATTTTTGTATCTACAATAGGCATAAATATAGAAGATTTATACATACTTCACCTACTAGACTTAGCTTCATTTGCTGGTTTTTTAGATTTAGTGGAGAAACTCTCTCCATAATTGATTTGCGTATCATAATAATCGGTAATTTCTTTACCTTGTTCTGTAGGTAAATGGCTAATTCATTTCGAATCTTCATCTAAAGGCATTACTCTACTACTTGCATACCCAGTCATTATAATAAATGGTTTAACTGCGTTTGTATTAAATACAAAATTTCCTGTTTGTGAATCATAAGTTATATCTAAACCTAGAGTTTTCGCCTTTTCAAATTTTTCAACATTAGTAATATCAGGGAAATCGTTTAAAAATTTTTGAAATTCTTCAAATCGTTCTTGAGATTCAAAATCAGGTTTATATGACCCATCTTGCTCAATAGTATATGGAAGTAGTACTCTATTAACCTGACTCGTACCGTCTCACAATACTTTATTAATATCTATATCTCTCACTTTTTGATCTCCAAAATATATAGATGATTTATCTACAATTTTCCCGATATCTGCTTTATCAAGTAATTGTTGTAAATTGGTTTGAGGTACTATATTGCCATTTTTATCTACAGGAGCACCATATGATTGAGCATAAGCACTAATTGCTATTTTTGAATCTGCTGGACTTAGTAACATTTGACGACCTTCAATAATTCTTCCGTTTGCAAGAGCTTCTAATTGACTAAGCTCTGTTTCATCTGGTTTTTTAGAACTACCACTACTTAAACTATCAGTCATTTCTTTTTGGAATGCTAATTCTCTAGAATGTGTAGTATGTTCAGCTAACGCTAATCCGAGTAAATTTAATACTTCTGTTTTTGAATTTGGATTTCCACCTTCTGCTGCAGTTTTAACTCTTAAAGCATGTAACATATTACTAGGAAGTGTAGTATATAGATACTCTAATGCTCTTTCTGTACCCTGATCTTTATTTGTTATTTTATAATATCCATCAGGTCCTCCCATTAATAAACTTCTAAAACCATCTTCGATTTGTTCCTTGTTTTTTAAGGTATATCCTTCAATCGTTTTAGTTCCAAAATCTTTTATAACACCTTTCAGATAATTAACAATACTTTCCATTCCAACTGAATTAGAAAGATTATTTAATATATCTTGTCGATATGCTAATTCAGGTTGATGTTCTCTTAAACTTAAGAGCTGTGAATTAGTTAAAGCTTGGTATTTATCTTTATTAGAATAATATTCTGAAGGATCTACTGTTGAAATTCCATCATTTTCAGAATATACATACATTCTACCTTTATCATCAACAGCTGCTTCTGCTCACGATCTTTCTTTGGATAACTGTTCTGTAGCAGTATCATATAACTGTTTATTAAATTTAGTTCTATTTGCTAATGAACGTAGTTTAATAATATCTGAAACATTATAACTTTGATTAGCCGCCCCAAATAAGTTAGCAGAAAAATTTTTACTTTTATCTAATACAGCATTTGCTTGACGCAAAAATGTATCTACATCTGTTGGAATTCCATTTTCTGATATAATTTCTAATGCCTCTTTTGTAAATGTATCATCATTTGACAAGGTATTATTTGAAGTAGCAGTAGATATATTTCCTTGAACATTCTCATATGCATTATTAGGAATAAAGGGGGTATAGTATATACCCCCTGCATTATATTTTCTTATTTTCATGAGATGTTGCTTTTATAAATAATCTAACTATATTATTATTAAGTGATTTAACTGCTTCATTAGCAGCCTTATTCTGTTGTATTCATATTTCTTCGTGTGCAGGTCTGTGATAACGATTATATGAACTTACTTTTCCTCCTTTTCTTTGAGATAAAACGTTAGTATATGTTTCCGCATTAAATTGTGGACGCTTAAACAATGAATTATAGTAAGGAATTAATGATTTAACCTTTAAATTATAAAGTTGATTTTGGATACTATTATATTCTTCAGGTTTATATTCACTTAATCAGCTTTCAAAGGAATAATTATCTCGTATGTCTTTGTTAGCATCATCTTTATATCAGGTATCAAACTGGTCTCTATAAGGCTTCATCAAATCTCTCATTTGTCCGCTTAATTCGTGTTCTAATTTTCCTTGCAATAAAGTTGAATTAATAGCATTACGTTTTTCTTCATTTAATGCATTTTTAGCTCTTTTTTCCATTAATCAATTATTAAAGGATGTAAAATCATTAGCTAATTTGGAAGCTTTATTTTGTGCTAACTGCATATTAACATTAGCAATTATTTGTCTATTTTGATTAGCGACATCTGCTCTTACTTGAGCATAACGTCTTTTTAAATCATTATTTCTGTTTAAATAATCGCTAAACAATTCAGAAGTTTTTAATCTTCCTTCTAATCGAGTTTGATTTGCTTGAGATTGACCTTGTTGTTCTAAAGCATTTGCTAATACAGCATCAGAAGTGACAGGTTTATAGTTTTCTTCTCTAACTGCTTTATTTTCATAAGCAATAGGTACTCCATAAGTATTAAAACTATCGTAAATTTCTTGAGGTGCACTTAATGTAGCATTGTATCCAGATCTAATTCCCTTTTCTATTTCATCATGGAATTTACGATTATAAACTCTTGATCCTATTAATCCTGTTAAACTATATAGACTATCCTGATCAATTTTTGGAAGTTTTGCATTTATTGTTTGAGTTCCTCGTCCTAATTTTGAAACAAAATCAAATAATCCTCCAGGAGCAAATTTCTGGATTTTACCTCCACTTTTATGTGAACGTAAATATTGTATTAATTCCTTCATATCATCAGTTTCGTGTTCTGTACCGCGAGGTGTATTTACAAAATATCTATAAGTTAAATTGCCTTCACTATCTAGACCATCCTGTATTTTAGTTGGAACTATTTGATTTTTTATAGCTTTTTCTGTTGCTTTTTTTGATAAACCAATAGGTGTAAAGGATTGTTCTCTTCCAGCATAAGGTGAATGAAACAATAAAAATCCATTATTTAATGTTGTATTATTTCGCACCTGTCCATATACAGGAACCTGTTCTCCAGTTCATCCACTTTCTTTAGATCCAATAACAAATCTTGTTCCGAACTTGTCGGGGTTATCTATTTGATAACGAGCAATTGCTCTATTTCGCATAGTTTGCATCATACGTGGTCAAAAGCCTTTCGCAGTATATTGTGCTTCTCTAATCTCTCTTGGAGCTGCTTTGAAACGGTTAACAAACTTTTTACCTCTTTGTTTAGCAGAATCTGTTATTTTACTTGCATTTAGTTTTGCTAATTCTGATTTACTAATTAATTCTTTACTTGCTTTATCATAATCAACTTTTCCATTCTCTCCAACATATTTTTCAGCTAATGTGGCATCATTTTTTAGTTTTTCATCAACTAAAGCTTGTTTTCTTGTTTCTATATTATTAACTGGCGTTACCTTATTTTCTTTTGGAAGTTTTTTAGTTGCTAAACGTTTATCAAATGCTAAACGTTTTAATCCTATCACAGATTGTAAACCAGTTGCAACATTTCTAAGATCATCTATAGTTCATTCTTTTCCATCTTCTGTTAAATTAGATAACGATTGTGCCGCATTTACAAGTCCTGCGGCTGCAAAAGTACTACCAATTAATTTAGCAGAATTTTTAAGAACTTTAATTGTTTTAGCTGTTTTTCCAGCAATTCCTACACCTGGAATTAAAGTAATCATATCTAATCCTAAGCTACCCAATGCTCTTCCAGCATCACCTCAATCAAGACCATCACGCTTTACGTCGCTAACAAACTGTGAAATTGTTGAACCAAATCCTAATCCTGCAGCAACTGGATTTCCTCCTGTTGGAATTGAAGCAATCAAAGCACTTAAATCTCCAGCAATAGCTCCTAACTGTCATTTATCTGCAGGTGTTAGTTCTCCTTCTTTAAAGATATTTTTAACAGATGCTCCTTGTGTAATATCTGATAGATTATTAATAACAGTTTGCTTAGGTTCAGAGTTTACACCTTTAGTTGTAATTTCTTTAAATACATTTCCAAATTGATATTTTGGAATTTTACCTCCAGTTTTATATTGCTGTTGAACGTAATTTGCATTAGCCTGTTGTAAGGCAGTACGTCCTTTATATTCATTAGAACTCCCTTTTGGACCTTCAAATAACATATTTATATTAGCTCTAGTAGCTGGAACTCTTCTATCCTTTATAGCGCTAAATAAATCTAAGTTTTTAACTTGTTTATAATCATTCCCAACTTGTATATAAATAGCTCCGTCATCACCTCTATAAATTCCATAATTAATCTTATCATTTTGATCTATAAGTTCTCCATAACGAGCTACTTTTAAATTATTAGAAACTTTTTGTCAATCAAAACGATTAAACTTTGCAGGATTTCTTTGATTAATTGCAGAACGCAATTTATACGGAATTTGTGATACATCAGTATATTCAAAGTAATGTGATCCATCGGTATTTTCTCTATTAGGATCATAAGCAATATAATGAATTTTTTGAGGGATACCTGATAAATGTCTAGGATCATTAGGATTTATATATGCCTGTAAACTTGCTCCGTTTGGTAAATCATATGCGTTACTTAATGTTGTTGCATATAAAGATTGCCCTGGATTTAGTTTAACATTTCGAGTAGCAGTTCACAGTGTAGGATGATAATGTTGTTCTCTATTAAATTCACTTCATGTAACATTATTTGGTCAGTATTGTACTCCTGCTGAATTAATTGCATCAAAATCAAACTTGTTTCAGGCATTTCTAAATGGTTGAAAAATAGTTCCGATGTTATCTACATTTCGTTCTACTTCTTCTGGAGAATATAAAAATCCATTATACCCAAATCAATTTTGATATTTAGTTCCAGCTAATGGAGATGACTCTGTAAATACTGCCTTATCATATCCGTTAAACAAGTCTTGTCAATTATCTATTCTTATTCTTCCGTTAATATTTGAAAATTTTGCATCTTTTCAAGTATCCTTCTTTAATCCTAGAGCCTGTCGAATTTTCTGAGACTCAATTTCTTCTTGTTGTTGAGAAGTAAGTATTTGTTCATTTGATTGATTTTGAAGAATACGAAGATCATTTAATACTTTTCAGTCATTTTCAGTTAATGTTCCAGATTGAATTCTATCTCTAATTGCAGCTAATTCTCCACTATATTTATTATAATAATCTCTAACCGCATTAATATTAATTCCAGATACATTATAAGATTCGTCTCCTTTATCTCCTAATTCAAAATAATTAATAAGATTATTAATATCACTAATTATAGCTGTATTAGATGGACGATTAGAATATATCTTTTTTCCATTTTTGTCAGTAATATAGTCTATATATCTATCTGTAAAATTAATATTTGTTTTTTCTAAAGGTTGTGCTTTAGGTGCTTCTGGAGCAATATACCGAAAGTTTCGCAATGAATCTAAAGCTCTAGCAGCGTTATCTACTTTTGAACCAAATATAGAATCAAATCACATTCCAGCTTTAGAACGATCGCGATTCATTCGACGTTCCTGTCGGTTATTCAAACCTTGTAATTGAACATTTGGACTAACCTCATTATTTAATGAACTGAATGTAACGTCTTCACCTCGATTTAAAGCATCAATAACTCCTTTAAAATATGGCTGTTGAGAAGAATTTAAGTTAGATTTGCCAAAATTTAATAATTGATCTATAAATCCTTCGTTATTTGCATCATACGAAGTTCCATCAATTATCAAGTGACCTCTCTTAGGGGGCATTTGATTACTTGCTACTGCCATTGGCCCCCCATTATCAAATTTTCTTATTACTTGTGACATAATTATTGTAGCTATATATTAAAAATGGAAGACTAGAACAGATCCAATCTTCCATTTTATCTGTTGTATTACTTCTTACAACCACCTTTACGTTTCATTTTACCACCTTTTTTAAATACAGGTTCTCCTTGTGGTGCGCCAACTTCTCCTGCTCCATTTTGAGCTTGTTGTACAATCATTATAAACCCTTGGCAAACTCCCATTGCAGCTTGGCAATCTTGAGTTTGTAAAGCTTGTACTGCAAGTTGATATAGTTCCATTAAAGGATCTTGTACAGTTTGTTCTGGTGCTGGTTGTACTTGTCCAGCAGGCATTTGGCCACCTGATTGAAATTTTTTTATAAGCATACTTAAAATTTTTAATTTATATTGTTATTTACTAAATATCTCTAACCATTTGTCAATTGCATCTATTCTGATATTTGATTTTCAAAATTAGTAATATTTTCAGTAAATACAAAGTAAAAATAGTTTAATTCTCGATTTTTTGAAAGTTAACTATTTTTTATTATATTTGCACTATAACCTAAAAATAATAATCAGAATGTATTTCATTCTCTACGGAGATGCTACATTAAT